CTTCAGGTCGAAGCCACCCGTAGACGCATCATCCGGCGCAAGTGATTTCGCAATCGCCGCCATCGGCTCCGCTGCCGTTTTCAGTGAACGGCGCAAAACGCCTTTGCCCGCCGATTTCGATAGCTTTTCAAGTTGGCGCTCAAGGTCTGCGAAGCCAGTTAAGGAAACCGTCATACTCATATCAGATACTCCGACTTGTCACTTTTGGCTAAGTTGTCCGCAGCCCACAACGGGCGCGGTGATATTCGGGGTCTTTGTTCCGGTAGGACCTACACCTTGCCTTTTGAGCATCGGCGTTTCGAATGTACCCCGCTTTCTTTTTGCAGGTACTAGAGCAGTATATTGCATTCTTGCCTCTATGCGAAATATCCGCGCCACACTGCTTGCACTCGCGCCCGCTCATATCAGGCTCGGCTATGTGACCGTTCTTGCACTGCTTGCCAGTGAAGTAACGTGGCAACCCAAGCCTAATTGCTTCCTTGCGAACGATTATAGTGTTACCTGTGAAATCAGCCATCATCGGACCCTTTCACGGTCTGGTTTGGTTAGGGCCAGCCGATGCTAGTAACATCGCGTCTGGGCCGTTTATCTAACTAAACCCGCATCAAAAATACAAGCATCATAGGCATTTAGTCGTCCGTTCTGGCACCAGCAGTAATCTCAATGTAGTCGTTTCTGCCAAGCTCTTTCGTGCCAAAAATGTTGAACGCATTCCCCTTGTACTTGATCCGGTCCTTTGGTGTCAGGCCGCGCGTGAAGTTAGACGAGCGCACCACAAAGCGGCTTGTCAGGCTTGCCGACACTTCGCCAGCACGCATCCGCTCCCCATCGCTAACGTCCGTTTTAGACGCATAGACCGCGCCGCCGTGTGCCGCCCATGTCTCCACCGATTGATATCCATCATCCGTGACCGTAAACCGTTCAAACGAGATGCGCCGGTCTAGCTTGCCTGCGGTCACATCCAAACCCTCAACTGCGCAACAATTGACTGCACAGCCATAGGCGCATATGAAAGAGCTTTTTCAGTTGCGGCTTCCCTGTTTTCATACCAATGCGCCGCAAGCATCTTCACGGCCATCTGAACCGCTGGCAATTGCTCAACTGGAAGTCCGCATTGGTAAGTGATCAGCACGCTATCAACATCATCTCCGTCTACGTCAACGTAAACGCCGCCAATCCTGTTTGAAACCAGCACATCCGTTGCAGCTGTCTCTACGCCGTCAAGTATGCCGACTGCCGTGACATCAGACGCGTCAGGCATTAGCAACTTGTGACAGCCCCATCCGTCAAATTCCTGCGACCAAGTTTGCGGCATGATCGCCCTGCCCAATACCCCACGCCATCCGTCGAAGTGCGCGACCGATGCGGCCTCTAGGGAATCAATCAGCGTGTCATCGTCGTCGTGGTCCACTCGCAGATGTAGCTTTAGATCCAGCAATGAAACAACGCGCTCAGTAGGTGCTGTTACCAGAACGGGCGGGTTCATTATTTCGTGGCCTTGTTCTTGAGCGGTTTTTCCATCTTGTTCTTTGGCGCGTCAGCCATTTTGACAAGACACTTTCCGACCAAATGCGCCACTTCTCTCGGGTCAGCTTCCCGTGTGTCGCCTTCGGCATAATCGCCATGTGCGCGGATTACTTTGTATTTTTCCATGCGGTCCTCCAATCAATTTACAGAGGGGCAAGGCGAACCCTGCCCCCTTAGAAAAGTGATTATGCAACTAGTCCGAAATCGCCGTAGATGAACGCTTCTGGACGATAGACCGCCAGCGCAAGGCGCTCCTCGCATAGCATCGTGACAAGGTTTTTCACGAAGTCATCTTCGTTCTCGGTCGCAATCTCGACACGTGCCTGCCAGCGGTCAAACACTTGCGCGCCAAGCATGAACGCGCCGGTCAGGAACTTGTCCTGCGCCATCGCCTGTGTTGCAACAACGGGAAGGCTCCAGAGCGTCGGCGCTGCCGTGCCTTGGGGGTTGCCGATGATGTAGCGTCCCTCAGCGTCCTTTGTGGTTTCGATCCGCGCCCAGTCGATTGGGTTCAGAACGTGGCCGGTCGCCGGGTACTCTGCGAGAACCGCCTGCAACATTGCAAAGCGCAACTGGTCAATGGACGTTGGCGAGGTCGCCACGATCCCGCCGGGTGCTGCATACGCCGTCGCCTGGGGTACGATGCCAAGAAGGTTCTGGCCTGTACCATCACCATTCAGAAGCTGTGCCTCCTCGCGGAACGCCAGCCCATAGCGCAGGCGACCGTCGATGTATGTGCGCAACTGAGCGGCATCGTCAAGGATCTGGCGGGATGCCTTGGCAGTATGGGCGATGACCTTGGCCGTGGTGCTGATCAACTCAAGCTGAATGTCAGACTGCGGCTTGGTCGCGCCTTCTGCAACCGGTGCCGCGTTGTTGGTGAACCCCTTTTCACGGACATATTCCAGAACGGAGCCGTCCATTTGACCAGGCATCAGCAGATCGCGGATAGTCATGCGGCGGTCATTTGGCGCAATGACACCCGGCAGGCGCGTGCTATCAACAGCCGCACCAGCAGAACCAGCGGCATCAGTCGTTGCTGTCGTGATGGTTGCCTTAAGCATCAACGCAGCCTTGCCGCGCTTTTCCTCGGTCGCCAGAAACGCCTTTACGCCTTCATCTTCGGAGAACAGCGTTCCCAAAGACTTCGCAGCAGCGGCGTCGCGCTCAAAAGACGCAGCGCGGGCAAGTTTCTGGTCCATGTCTTTGACCTGCTCAACAATCTCGTTCAGCTTTGTCAGCGCCTCGTCGGCTGTCTGCTTTTGACCGGCCAGCATTTCCTCGCCAGCTTTTGCCTTGCCAAGTGCATCCTGTGCAATGGCCTTTACCTCATCAACGCTTTTCGCGTGATCGGCTTTGATTTGCGCTGCCATTTCGGCAACTGTCTTATTCTCGTCAGCCATGATGGCCTCCTATAAAAAGTGGGGGTTAACCGCGCAACGCTTCAAGAAACGCACGGGCGTCTTTAGCCGCTTTGTCAGGTTCCCCCTGACCTTTCAGATGGATGCGCACGGCACGCTCCGCCTGTGAGTTTGAAAGGCCCAATCCCTTGAGCCATGTTTCAAACTCGCGTTCTGTCAGCAGATCCCCTGCCTTCAAACGCTCAAAAATATAATGTGCGGCCTTTGCGGCCTTCACACTGGTGATCGTCGCGGTGTCATTTGCGCCGATGGAAACAACTGAGACTTCCATCAGATCCAGCTTTTCCAAGGTCCAAACGCTGCTTTCCGTATCAACCGAATATTCCTTGATCCGGTAGCCAATCGAAAGGCCGTCGATGTCGCCTTCTTTCAAAAGCGCATAGGCTTCCTTGCCGCGCTGCACGCCCATATTCAGCTTGCCGCGCATCATCAGGCCGGTGTCGTCCTCGCCAGCGTCCAGCCACTTGCCGATGGGCTGGCCTGCGTCGTGCTGCCAAAACATCTTGGGCATTGAACCCTTGGATTTGTGCGCTGCAAGGCTGTCCACATATGCGCCCTTGGCTATTACATCCCCATAGCTGTCTGGTTCTTCGGTGAATGTTGATCCGTAGCCCTCGAACTCGCCCGTGTCTTTTAGGGCCTTGATCGCCATCACTGGCGCGGCCTGTTTAACTTGCATCGTCATTGCCTGCCTCCGTGATTGGCACATTCTGCATTTGCATCCGTGGAACATCGCCACCCGGTACAGGCGGCAGGTTTTCCAGCTTACGGATTTCGTTGATCGTCATCGTCTGGTAATAAGCTGACCGGCCCGCGCTGTCGCCGCGCAGAAGCCCCTCAAGGCTGAACTCTATACTCACCCCATTGGCGCGGTCAGCAGGCGTTAAAAGCTGCTTAGAAAGCGCCTGTTCAATGCGCCGAATGCGCGGGCCGAGCGTGAACTTCTGAAATCCCAGCGTTTGCTGTTCAAGGCCCGTTCCCCATGATGTGCTGTTCTCGGTATGCCCTACCATGTGCGGCGGAACGCCAAAGAAACGGCAGATCTCCTCAACCGAAAAGCGACGGCTTTCCAGCATCTGCGCATCCTCGGGGTTTATTGTAAGTTGCTGCCATTTGGTGCCGCCCTCCAAAACCAGCGGCCTGCCTGCATTGATTGCGCCAACGTACTTCTCGACCAGCTTAGTTTCTGCGATTTCGCGGTTTTCCTTGCTCAAGAATGCGTCGAATGTCAGAGCGCCGGATGGACGCAGCCCGTTTTTGAATGTTGCACCAGCAGCCCGATCAACAGCGCGCGCAAGCCCGAATGCGTTCTTGCCGAAGTGCAGCGTTGACATGCCGCCCAAAGGATTGCCGCCGAACCCCCGAATGTGCAGCATCTGCGCGTCTGATCTGCGATAAAATTGGTTTTCAAAGGTCCATGTGTACTCGATTGAGCCATTTTGCAGGCGCTCAACCTTCATCAAGTTTGGCGAAACAGGAACCAATGCGGAAACAACGCCATTCGTAATAATCTTTTCAGCGTATGCGTTGCCCCAGAACTCCAGAGAAGCCTGCACAAATTGCCAAAAATCAACAGCAGTTTGGTCAAAATTCGGGCTGTCATGCAGCAAACGATAAAGCGGATGCGCCCGATCAACTTCACGCACGCTGCTGCGCGTCCGGTAAACCATCAGCGGCAGGGATGAAACCGTGCCAGCAAGCAAGTTAGCGCAGGCCCAGACGGCAGAAAGCGCCATGATTGACGATTCAGTGACGATCTCGCCCGCGTCTGCCTCTTGGTTCTGTGCGCGCCACCCCTCCGGCGATGCAATAGAAAGCCGCCGAACAATGGACGCTTTGACGCGATCAACCAGATTCATGAATTACCCGCAAGGGCAGCGAAATAGTCATCAACATTGCCGCCATCTCCAATATCCCGCGCCGTAGCCGCACCGACTGCCATTGCAAGCGCAACCGCCATATCTATGCGCGCCGTGGCCTTGTGTTTCGTGAACCGCCGAAGATCCGCAGGCGAGCGGTCAAACGTGGCCGACATAACCGCAGAGCGCAGCGCCGGGTTTACATGCACGCGGATGCGCTTTTCCATGATGAGCGTTTCCAACTCGTCAACAGAACCCGGCATCCAGAGCGTTATTTCGCTTCCGTCAGGCGCTTCCCGTTTGCGCTTATTCCAAGCTTGCGGATGGTCCAGCATCGGGAATGTTGCGCCCATATCGCCGCAAATCGCCTCGAAGTCAGCGATAAGGAAGTTGTCATAAGCCACAAACTCCAGATCAAAAGCGTCTGAATCGTCAATCAAATCCTGCGCAACGTAGTCCAAACGCGTCTTTTTGCCGGGCGTTGCCGTGATAAATCCAGCATCAGCCCACAAATTATAGGGCGCACCGTCCTTTTCAGACCGCGCATGCATCGTTTCATCTGGCGTGTACCCATGAACAAACGCGGCAAACATCGGCTTGCCGTCCTCAGCAACGCCATCCTCGAACACTAGCGCCTTTGCGGTCAGGTCAGTCTTTGCCGAAAGGTCAAGGCCAGCATAGCACCGCTTGCTTGCGAACTGATCCAGATCCAGGGTGTGGTCCTCAACGCTTTCCCACATCTGCCGCGAAATCCATGCGCTCTCCGCATCGGTCCATTCGCAGAAGTGCAGCCGCCGGATGCCGTTTGCCTTCGCCGCAATATCCTTTGCCTGCTTTACCTGAATTGCTAGATATTCCTCGGTTATCGTCACGCCCAAAAGCGGGTTGGCCTTGATCCAGCATGACGGATCGTTGAATGCGTCATCATCATCGTCTAACGAGCAAACATAGCTGAACGCCGTGTCGTCATCAACGTCCTGCGCTGCGACCGCGACCGCGTGCTTGCGTTCCTGCCAGCATATGCTTTTCCGGTCGCTGCCGCTGTTTGTAATCATAACTAGCAACGGTTGTTCGCGGAACTTAAATCCGCGCTCCAGCGTCTCGATCACGCCGCCGTCAGGGTGTTCGTGTACCTCGTCGCACAACGCAAAGTGTGGGCGCGGTCCTGATCCTGTTTTCTTCGTCTCGCGCGATACCGGGCGAAAGAAGCTGCCAGACTTCATGTGCGCAAGGTTGTATTCCCTGCCCGGCCCGCCGCTACGTCTGATTACCTTGTCCAGCGATGGAGCTTGGTTAACCATCTTAACAGCGTCCACAAACAAGATTCCGGCTTGCTCTTTAGTCGCGCCAGCCGCGTATATCTGCGCGCCTGCCTCGCCATCTGAAACAAGCCCATACAGGCCAATCGCGCCGATCATGGGACTTTTCCCATTTCCTTTGCCTTGCTCGATATAGGCCCGACGAAACCGCCGCTTGCCTGTCTTGGCCCACTTCCACCCAAACAGCGAACCGCAGATGAATTTCTGCGACGGCTCCAATTCAAACGGCACGCCGTCAAACTGGCCTTCGCTCAACCGCAGAACCGTAGAGCAGAACCGATAGAACCGATCCGCCGCGTCTGTGTCGAACACCAGCCCGCGCTTGGTTGCCGTTGCCAGGTCGTCTAGGTGCCGTTGCGCCGCATCCCGAACGTGTGGCCCTGCGATGATCTCGCCAGCCTCTACCGCTTTGGCGTAGGCTGTTACTGGGTCAGTTAAGGAACTCGTCTGCGGGGTCTGCGTCTTCGTCATCTGTGCCGCCGACCCTTGTTCTAGCGCTTGGAGACCCACCAAACTCTGCCAGCATTTTGCGGCAGAACTCGCGCGACTGTTCCAGCTTTGTTAACCAAGGCGACTTTTGGACCATGCCGTTAGGCGTCAAAATCATCGCGCCGTCTTCGTTCACGCGCTCAGTTGCGTTGAGCATCTCGGCCCAAGCCTCACAATACATCCGCAAAGCGTCCCGATCCGAGCCGGTAAGAACCAGTCGCCACTCGTCAGCCGCCCGCGCCCACTTCGCCGCCGCCACAGACGACATGTCAGCAGGCGGGGTGCCAACCTTGCCGAACCCCTTAGCCGCAGGCTTTATTGGCCTGCGCCCGGGGTTGCCCGTTACGTCAACAATTTCCGCCGGGGTAGGTTTGGGGCCTCTCATTTAAGAGAAACCCCTAAAGCGGTCTTTAACCCCATTTTCTGCCCTCTTTCGAATAATCCTTGCTGTTTTAGATGCTTCATCGGCTTTGACTTGCCCGCAATAATTCCGACCCCTCGGATCAAATTTGCGCCTGCGAAAGAAAACT